GGGCAGGTGCTCCTGGGGAATCGCGCGGACCTGACGAAGCCGGAGATCACGCTGGATTTCTGCGGGGGGCTGCCGTTGCCGGTGGTGCAGCACCCGGAGCTACTGGAGACCGAGCCGGAGGTGCAGGCGGAGAGCTGCGCGGAGCTGGCGCTGCGCGACGCGCAGTCGTTGATGGTGAATCAGGCAGTGGCGACGTTCGCCGCGCAGTACGTGTACCGGCTGTTGGTGACGCGGGATTTGGATGTGTACGCGACGTACTTTGACCTGGTGAGTGGGAGTGCGCGGAGTGTGGGGATTGTAGAATAGAGGGTATTTCCTGGGAAATTACTTGCAATCGCACAAATGTTCGTGTATAATTTCAGTAAATGGCGTTTTGCTAAAATAAGGCAATGATGTGGGGATAAAACTTAGCCTGGAAGATGCGCTATTAGCCATCAAAACGGAACTTGAGGAATTGTTAGCCGCTAAACATTGGGGCACGATAACATTGAGCCTTGATGTTGAAGATGGCCAACCTAAAGCGATCCACGTCATCTATGTTAAGGACATCAATCACCATTCGATTGCCAGGATGAAGGGGGCTGCTCCGTAGAAGGTAAAAAAGCAAGCCCGCGAGATGTTAATTCCGGGGCTATCCGATTTTTCGGGTAGCCCCGTTTTGTTTGTTTCGCGCTATGGGAGGTTGACGTGAAGGAATTACAGGTTACAAGTTACAAGTTGAAAGTTGTGTTGTTGTTGGTGTTCTTACTGGCGCTGGCCGCACCGGTGGCGGCGCAGGGGCCGGGTGATAGCCCCGTGCCCACCCCGACCGCGCCCCCGGACACCACACCCTTGCCCTGGGGCGACGGCGTCCCCACGCCGCAGGAGTTCCTCGGCTGGCTGGCCCTGGGCGGCGCGCCCCTCATCGGCGCGCTGACCACGCTCCTGCAGCGCAAAGCCCGGTGGTTCCAAAAGCTAAACTCAGACGGCAAGTTGTGGGTGTCTTTTGGCCTCGGCGCGGGTCTGCCGGCCCTGGCCGGCTTGCTCCTGCTTTACGTACCCGCCGCAGTCTGGGCGGCCATCACCCCGGTGTGGACGATCCTCGGCACCGCCGTTTTGGGCTACCTGGGCAAAGAGGTCGCCTACCTGGTGCTCGTCAAGCCGAATAAGCGCACCTCTGGTTGGTCGAGGACGATCTGGACCCCGCTGACGTGACATGAGTGAAGCGCCGCTCCTGGATATCGCGAAATCCCTGGCGCGGGTGGCCGACGACGTGCGCGCGCTGGCCGCGCAATTGAGCGCGTTAAACGATGCCACTACACCGGCACCCGCTCCTGACGGGCCGCCGTGGGTGGATGTGATCGCCGAGATGCCGACCAACTCGCGGGCCACGCAACCCCAGGCCTCGCCGGGACAATGGGCCACGCGCCGCGCTGACCAGATCAAGGGGATTACTATTCACCACACGCTGAGTCACGACCGGCTCGCACTGGCACGCTATATCATCCGCGAGAAGGATTTGCCGACCACCGAATATACCTGGTGGGTGGATCGCGATGGCCTGGTGTTGCTGTGTGTGCCCGTGGAACTGGCGCTGTGGCACGATCACACCGGTTACCCGAATTACAATCTGAGCATTGGGTTGGCCGGTAGTCTGCACGTCGCCCCACCGCCCGCGCGCCAGATCGAGGGCGCAGCCGGGCTGGTGGCCTATCTGATGCGAACTTACAGCATCCCTTTGGAAGAAGTGCAGGGACACAATGACCGCTACCCCACGTTGTGCCCCGGTTGGGATGCAGCCGGGTGGCGCGCGACGTTTTTTAGCGAATTACACCGCGCGCGCAGTGAATATGAAGGATGAAATTTTAACACTCCTGATCGCCGTCGTGAGCAGCGGCTTTTTGTCGGTGCTCATTGATTACGTGCGCAACCGGCACAAAGACCGGGCCGAGGCGCAACTGATCACCGAGCAGGCCGAAACGCAGGATGCCGAGCAGCAAAAATCGCGGCAGGACATCATCGCGGGCTGGGAACGGCGTTATGGAGAATTGGTGCGGCGGCTAGATAGCGAGCGCGCTATTCGCGAGAACATGCAGAACAGCACGGCGGGCATCATCCAGGAGATCAATCACACCCTGGAAACGGAGCGCGAGGCGCGTATCAGTTCAGAGAAACGCGCGCAGGGGCAGGCGGATTTACTGATTCAATTACAAAAACAGCTCGGTGACTTGAAGGCGGCTGTCAGCGAATTGAATACAGAGAATGAGCAGTTAAAAATGCAGGTGACGGCGATGCAATCCGTGATCGACGAGCAAGCCGCAATGATCGCGCGGCTTAAGCGTGAGTTGATGGAACGCGACGCCGAGATCGTCTCACTGAAAAAGCGGCACGCGGTTGAGCGCGCGCGGCAAGCGGTAACCAATTCGCCGCCATAATATTTCCTGGGAAATAGCGGCGCTGGATCGCACCGGATGGAATGTGGGCACTGAATGGGAACGACAAGAAGGCGAAAGCCGCTTATGGTATCAGCGTTTCCGGGTGTGGTTGAACGATCCGCGCCGGTCATTGCTGGGCGTTTATCGTGCGGAGTGGGAATGGAGACAACGTGAAAAGGACAGAAAAGGACAGAAAAGGTCAGATAAAACGCCTATTTCTCCGGCGGGAAGCTGGCGTCGCGCCTTTGAACATTGGCGTTGGGCCGAGCGCGCCGCCGCCTACGATGCTCATCTCGACCGCCTGGCCCCTGATCTGGTGGCCCGCGCGCTGCACGAACTGCGCAACGAAGCGCCCGTCATCGCCCGCAAACTGGCAACCGAGGGTGTGGACGGCGGCCTCAATCGCGAGCAAATCCGCGCAGCCATGGCGGTATTGGATCGCGCCGGATTGTCGCCGACCGCGCGTCACGAAATCACCGGGCCAGGCGGTGGCCCGATCCAGCACCGGACGGTGAGCCTCGATGCAGAACAACGTGATCGTGCCATTTCTACACTCGCAGCCGCCCTCGGTGCTGGACTGGTTGAGCAATATCCAGGAGCAGACGGCCCTGTGGGCGCCGGCGAACCGTCCCCAGTGGGAGGCGATCTTGAGTTCGGCGGATGAGGTCTTTTATGGTGGTGCCGCCGGTGGGGGTAAGTCTGACCTGCTATTGGGGCTGGCACTTTCGCTACACTCGGACAGCCTGATCTTCCGGCGTGAGTACGCGCAGATGACGGGGGCGCGGGGTCTGATTGACCGCAGCCGGGAAATCGTCGGCTCGCGCGGCCGCTATAATAGTACCGAGCACGTGTGGCGCGACGTTGATGGGCGGCGCACCCTGGAATTCGGCAGTATGCCCCACGAGCATAACAAATTTCGGTTCCTGGGGCGGCCCCACGATTTCATCGGCTTCGACGAGATCACCGAATTCAGCCGGACGATGTACGAATTCGTCATTCGCTGGAACCGTACCACCGAGGCCGGGCAGCGCTGCCGCATCGTGGCGACAGGCAACCCGCCGATGCACGCCGATGGGCAATGGGTGATCGAGTACTGGGGGCCGTGGTTGGATGACAAGCACCCTCAGCCTGCCGTACCGGGCGAGCTACGTTGGTTTGCCCGTATGGATGACAAACAGGTTGAAGTCGCTGGCCCTGAGCCATTTGTACACAACGATGAAGAAATATTGCCACGCTCGCGCACCTTTATTCCCGCGCGGCTCGAAGATAATCCGTATTTGAGCGACGATTATCGGGCGATGCTGCAAGCCGCGCCGGAACCGCTGCGCTCGCAATTGCTTTACGGTAACTTCGCGGTTGGTCTGGCAGATGACGAGTGGCAGGTCATTCCCACCGATTGGGTACGGCAGGCGCAGGCACGCTGGTCCCCCGATAATGATGCGCCCCTGGACGCGCTGGGCGTTGACCCGGCGCGCGGGGGTGACGATGAAACGGCCATCGCCGCACGGCGCGGTACGTGGTTTACCGTGACCGGCTATCCCGGCGCAACTACGCCGGATGGTGACGCGGTCGCGGGGTTGATCGGGCGACATCTGTTGGCCGGTGGCACGCCGGCCATTAATATCGACGTGGTCGGTATCGGGGCCAGTGTGTACGACAGCGCGCGTAAGCTCTATAAAAACGTCCACGCCATCAATGCCGGGGCATCTTCAGGGATGCGCGACCGCAGCGGACAGTTCTCAATGGCGAACACACGCGCGGCCTATCACTGGGCGCTGCGCGAAGCGCTGGAACCCGGCAAGGGTGATGACCTGGCCCTACCGCCCGGAAACCGGCTGTTGGCCGATCTGACGGCGGCCCGCTACAGTATCACCGCGCGCGGTATCCAGGTCGAGGATAAGGACGCGCTCAAGGCGCGCTTGGGACGCTCTCCCGATCGCGGGGAGGCGGTGATGCTGGCTCACTTCCAGGGTAACAAGCGTACAACACGGATGGCGGTGATAGCGTGAAACGGAATCTATTACAACAAATCGCCGGGGATGTCGGCAAGGCACTGGGAACATTCGAGCGCCAGCGCATAGTAGCGCGCGATGGCCGCAAGCGCGCGGCCTTCTTGGATGCCTGGGCCGAAAGTGAGAAGTGGCGTGGGGGCAATTACTTAGCGGAGGGTGCGCAGCGACGCGCGTTAACTAATAGCTGGATTTATACGGCCGTGGGAATGATTGCCCGTGAGGTGAGCGCAGCGGAATTCCAGGTCACGCGGCAAAATGCCGTTGACACCGAACCGGTCCAGATACCAAGCCATCCATTAGAACAATTGCTCTGGCGGCCTAATCCCTATATGGGACGGGCCTATGTGTGGCAATACCTGACGTATTGGCTGGAGCTTAACGGTAATGCGTACTGGTTTGTTGCTCTGGATTGGAACATCCAAAATGGCGCGTGGCAGAAAACGCCGGTGGAAATCTGGCCGCTGCCCGCGCAATCGGTGGAGGTCATCCCCGGCGACGGGGAGCGTTTTGTGGATTGTTACGAATATACGGTGGGCGGCCAGATTTTCCAGATTCCGGCGGAGTATGTGGTGCATTTCCAATTGCCGAATCCGTTTGATATATTTCGTGGTTTATCGCCCCTGGTCGCGGCGATGCTGCCGACGGATGCCGATCTGGCTATGGCCCGTTGGAACGGCAGCTTCTTTGGCCGGGACAATGTAATGCCGTCGGCCATTATCAACCTGAAGAGCGGCGATCCGAATGCCCCCATTGACCAGGCCGATGCCGAGACCCTCAAAAGCGCGCTGCGCAGTGAATATCAGGCCGCGCGGCGCAAGACGGCGATCACGACCGCGCCGGGTGGCGTGGAGGCGGTGCTCCTGGGATGGAATCCAAAGGATATGGATTTCATCCAGGGACGGCAGTTCACCAAAGATGAAATTTTTGCCATTTACGGTGTACCCGGTGGCCTGCTGGATAAGAACGCGACCGAGGCTAACGCCACCATCGCCGACCAGGTTTTCAAGGAAAAGACAATCTGGCCGCTGCTCATCCTGTTAGCTGAGCAGCTAACCGCACAATTAACCATTCCGTATTATGGCCGGGATATGCGCGCGGGCTTCGCTGACATTCGCCCGGCCAATCGCGCCCTGGAGTTACAGGAAGTTATAGCGTCCGGGCCCTATCTCACGGTGGACGAAGTGCGCGAGCGCTATTGGCAGAGACCGGCGCTACCGGATGGGGCAGGCGAGACGCCACCGGCAGCAGCGCAGCCCGGCGGGGCACCGGTGGAGGGTGCCCCTTATGACTTTTTTCGAGGAGGCGACGCGCAAGGCCGTTATCCCTGAGCAGCCCGCGCGGCGGTTTGAGCCGGCCTTAGAGCGCGCATTAGGCCGCCTTCTGCGGAATCAGAGCGCGGAGATCGCGGAGCTTTTAGCGCAGCATAAAGGCACTTTACCAAAAGCATATTGGGACAAGCTGGAAGAGCAGCTTTACGTCATCATTGAGCCGTGGCTGGAACGGGTCACGCGCGCCGGGATGACGTCGGGTAATCAGCAACTGGAGCAGCCGGAGACCAAAGCCGCGTTGGTGGGCATCGCCTGGGATTTGGTGAACCAGGACGCGCAACGTCAGGCCCGCGCGTATACCTACAATCTGGTGCGCGGGATCACCGATAATACCCGGCAGCGTCTGCAAGCCGAGATTGATGCCTGGATCGCCAGTGGCAACGCTTTCCCGGCGCTGAGTGAACGTTTGCGACCACTAATCCCCGACTTGGAAAAGGTGGCCGCGACGGCTTTACAGCCCGATTATCGCGCCCGCCTCACCGCCGCGACCGAGGCGACGCGGGCCTACGCCGACGGCAACACGCGGGTCTGGGAAGCGGCGGGCGTATGGGGGCGCGAGTGGCGCACAGCAGTGGACGAACGGGTGTGCCCGATCTGTGGCGGCCTCCATCAGCAGCGCGCGAAGCTGGGGGCGGATTTTGAGGTCATAGTAGATGGAAAGCGCGTGGTGGTCAAAAATCCGCCTGCGCATCCAAATTGCCGGTGCAGCGTGTTCCCGGTGGTCAGGCCGGAGCGTAGTCCTTCACCGGGGACGGGGCAGGTGCGGCGCACGGTCGCGGGTCGCGAGCGCACGTTAAACACAGAGATGGTAGGCGGCGTGCGCACGCTGATGCCGGTGGATTTAGACCGGACGCAACAGGTAATAGATCGTCAACTTTTGGATGAAATGATGCAATTGCGGCAACGGTTGCCGGAGACATACGGGGCGCGTGGCAAGAGGTGACGCTCACCGATCAGCGCAATATAGCTTTGGAGTCAGCTTATCAAGGCACGGAATACGGCAATGTGGAACGCATTGTTTCAAGTGCAGGGCTGAATCGCGATATTACTTTTTATCCTAATGCGGATTTAAGCCACGCTGAGATTTTGGATTATGCCGGTGAAGAGATGGGGCATTTGGTGGCGTTGCAACTATTTGATGATTGGTCGCCAACAGATGAGGAACAGTGGCTTTCCGCAATGCAGGCCGATAACATTACGCCGCACGGTAGACTCACCAATCAGGCCGAGGATTTTGCCGAATTAACAGGATTGTGGTTATTGGACCAGGATAAGACACGACGACGTTTTCCAGCGCGTGTCAGGCTTCTTGAGAAATGGTTGCGGGGTCACGGATGATGAGATTGGTCATTTGTAACTGCCCCTCTTTCCAATGTTCGACGATGGCCGTCACCCATTGGCCCTGTTCATCAGGGCGCAAATATTGTTTCTGCGCGTTCTTGGCAAAAAAGCGCAGCTCTGTACCATCGGCGAGGGTATAAACGCTGGTAGGTTGTAATGTGACCATGGGATTTCCTTTCACTGAGATATTTCAAGTATAGCACAAATGTACACCTTAGACATAAATACCGAAGAACTCGATAGCCTCTTCACGGACCTTGAAGATGAGATGCCGCACATCCTGGAAACGGCGATGGACGAAACGCTGCGCTATTTGCATCAGCAGTTACCGCCATATCCCGACGGGCAAGCTGGTCCGTTACCCAGAATGTACACCCGGCAGCCGGAGAAACGCGGCTTCAAAACCGCCAAGCAGCGGCGCTATTTCTTCGCGGCCTTGCGCGAGGGCAAGATCAAGCCGCACGGTGGCGCGTATCGCAGCAAGTTCAAATCTTGGAAGCAACAGGCGTATTTCTTTTGGGCCGTACGCAGCGGGGAGATACAGATTCCGTATAGACGCACCGGGACGTTGCAGCGCACGATCACCACGGAAAGCACGTTGCAGGGTGACACTGTTATCGGGCGCATTGGCACGGCGTTAGAGTATGCGCCCTACGTGATCGGCGACGATAGCCAACAGGCTCCCATTCACCAGGGACGTTGGTGGCAATTGGCGGATGAGGTTAAGGGTAATTTAGAAGACGCCGCTCGTGTTTTCGAGGAAGCGGCGTGGCGTAAAATTCAGCAAGTATTAGGAGAATAGATATGTCAAGTACAACAATTCAATATTTTCATTTCGAGCATTTACCGAAAAAACTACAAGATATCAGCCGCCCGTGTGCAGAATTGGCACAGCTAATGGAATCAATTTTGCCGGATGGCCCAGAGAAATCGGCGGGTATGCGGAAACTATTAGAGGCCAAAGATTGCTTTGTGCGGGCGGCACTTGATAAGGAGGAATAAATGCCATATCTGATCAGGAAACGCGAAGATAAATATTGTGTCTATAAAGAAGGCACCGATGGCAACCCTATCGGCGAAACATTGGGTTGTCACGATAGCGAGGCTGCCGCCGAAGAACAGCGCCGCGCCTTGTATGTCGCTGAAAATAAGGCTGTTGATCTCGTCGCGACGGGTGGAGTATTGAAGGCACTAAATACTCAAGGTAGGGTCGGTGGCTGCGCCATACTATTTTCTAGCCCGGAACAGAAGGATGTCACCGGTGAATATTTCACCGCAGCAACAGAAATCTTTTGGAGCGATGGCGAGACCCGCCCCGCGCTGTATCATCACGGCCTTGATCCCACGCTGGCCGGAACGCTGGTGGGTAAAGGTTGGTGCAAGACGCGCGTGGATGACGTAGGCGTGTGGGTTGAGAATCAGCTCGATTTACGCGACGCTTACGAAAAGGCGATCTATGAGATGGTCAAGGACGGCAAGCTAGGACTATCCAGTGGCACCGCCGGGCACATGGTACAGCGTGAGGATGGCGGCAGATTGATACGCTGGCCGGTTGTTGAAATTAGCTTCACACCCACACCCGCCGAGCCGCGCACGTTCGTTGCGCCGCTCAAATCTGTGGTAGTAGCCCCGCTGACAGTGGGGACATCGCCCTCCGCGGGAAAAGCTCCCGTTAGGGGAAAATCTAAGCCAGAAATGGAGGTTAAGGCTATGAATCTATTAGACATGATCAAGCAACTTGTCCCTGGTCTGAGTGATGAACAATACGCTCAGATAGAAGCGGTGCTGACCCTGGCCGGTATTTTGGGTGAACGGCCAGATGAAACCCCGCTCGCACCCGCGCCCGATGCAACGATGAGCACGGATATGATCAAGGCTGCCGTGGCCGAGGCGTTGAAGACGCTGAACATCGCTGCTCCAGCCAGCGCTACGCCGCCCGCGCGTCCGCCCTACGAGTTCCGTCCCAATCTCGCCACGCCAGAAACGCCATCCAGCGAAAACGGCGCCGTTAAGTCGCTGGCCATGCTGCGCTTTGGCGAAACGCCGGCCGCACTCAAGGCTATCACCAGCGATCTGTATGGCAACGACTATGAGCTGAAGCGTTACGCGCAGCACCAGGCGTTTGGGCGCTATCTGCGCTATGGCGAGCGCGCCCTGGAAGCCGACCATCGCAATGCGCTCAAGATGGTGATCCTCACTCCTGACCAGATCAAGGCCTTCATCTTCAACGGCGGTGATGTGCGCACGCTCAAAACCGATATGAGCGAGGCCGTGGACACTCTGGGCGGTTTCCTGGTGCCGGAAGACGTGCGCCTGGACATCATCGAGCGCCTGCCGGGATTGACGGCGGTGCGCCCGCGCGCCGATGTGAGCCAGACATCCAGCGACGTAATGACGCGCGTAGTCGTCACCGGCGGCAACGATCGGCACGTAGGCGCGGTGCGCGTCACCTGGGTGGGCGACACGCCCAGTACCGGCGACGCCGCGACTAATCCGACCTTTGGCGTGGAAAAGACGCCCATCCACATCGCCCTGGCCACCATCCGCGTGCCGCGCGCGCTGCTGGAGGATTCGGCCTATCCACTCAGTAACAAATTGGGCGAATGGGCCAGCCAGGAGTTTGCCCTCGACGAGGATGAGCAATTCCTGGTCGGCAGCGGCATCGCCAAGCCGCAGGGTATCTTGCCGAACAATACCAACGGTTTGAGTTTGACCGAAGTCGTCAGCGGCGACGCCGACGAACTGACGTTCTCCGGTCTGGTTTCCCTACGCTATGGCGTGGCGCGGCAATATCGCAATGGCGCTGTATGGATGATGAACGATACCAGCGCCGGGGTTGTGGCCGGGATGCTAGATGGAACGGGTCGCCCGCTCTGGCAGCCCAGTGTCACCGAGGATGAGCCTGACCGGCTAATGGGCTATCCTGTTCTTACTGATGAGGCGTTGCCCGACATTGCCGCGAATGCTTATCCGGTCATCTTCGGCAATTTGATGGGCTATCAGATCGCGGATCGCATCGGGATGAGTGTATTGCGCGATGAGACGACCCACAGCGAGGAGGATATCGTGAAATTCGTCTTCCGTCGCCGCCTGGGTGGACAGGTCAACCGCACGTGGTGCTTCGCGGTACAGAAAGTAGCTGAAAGTTAATAGGGGGTTAAGACAATGTTACATACAGTTTCTGACAATATGCTGATCAAGCAAGATATTGACCCGCAGTCCATCGCCTCCGGCGCAACCGTGAACGGCGATGGGCAAGACGTCGCGGGGTATGAGCAATTGCTCGCCGTGGTCAATGTGGGGCTGGCGACGACCGGTAATGTGACTATCAAGCTCCAGGAGTCCAGCGATAATGGCGTAGAAGATGCGTACGCCGACATCACCAGCGCGACGACTGGAGCAGTCGGCCCCACCGGAGACGAAGAACCATATCTCATTGACGTAAATCTGAGCGAGCGCGAGCGCTATATGCGCGCTGTGGCGACTGTCGCCGGCGGCGGCACGGTATTGACTGGCGTTACGTTCGTCCTGGCGCGCGGCCGGCACCTGCCGCCCACGCAGGATAACACGGTCGTTAAGGTATGATGTTCTAGCCTGGGTGCTGGTAACTTGTAGCCCGGGTACAGGTTACCCGCACCGATAGGAGAGATAGACAAGATGAATACACAAAAAATCAACTACATTGTGATGTTGTTGCTCTTGATAACGGTGCTTATCGCCGGCTATTTCGGGATTGTGTTACCTATTCAACCCGTGATCCCCGATCCACTACCGACGGCGACGCCGGTAATTCTATCCGCTATCGAGAAAAGGATCGCCGATCTGGAGACGCGCGCCGACGATCTAGAACTGGCGACGATGGGCGATGATGCGATCAGCTTCGGTGTTTACCAAACTGATTGCCGGATGGAATCTGGCGGCAACCAGTGGACGGCGGCCGAGGGTTGCGTGTGGGAGGTACAGAGCGGCGCGACGTTGGATGTGCAGTCCGGGGCGACCCTGACATTGACTAATGCTGCGGTTACTACGCAAACCGTCACCAGCCTGACGGCTACAGATGCCACAATTACCACGGGGACAGTGACCACAGCCACAGCAACCAGCCTGACGGCTACAGATGCCGCAATTACCACGGGGACAGTGACCACAGCCACGGTAACCAGTCTAACAGCGACGGCGGCCACGTTAACCAATGCCACGGTGACTACATTAACGGTCGGCGGCTACGAATTCGCCGTATCCGATCCGCTCACGATCACCGGGGTATTGACCGACGTCCGTGTGTTGTACTTTCAAGTTCCGTAATCTATAGATTCCCGGTTTTGGTAGCTCTTAACCGGGAATCTCACAGATTATTTCCTGGGAAGTAACAGGAGGTTACTATGCAGGTGATTGTGAAACGACCGGGGCGTTATAACGATGCCACTGGGCACGCGCGGCGTTATGTGGTTGGCGAAATGCTGGAAACGGCGGTTGAGTATGCGCACAGTTTACTGGCGTCTGGCTACGTTGCATTACCAGCGAAAGCAATCGCGGCCGTAGCCGGCGCGGCCGTCGTCGCAGAGGCCGTCACGGAGCAGCCAGCAGCCAGCGAAGAAACCGTCGAGAAGATAGTCCCTAAGCACCGGGCACGCCGTAAATCGAAAGGGGAGTGATGGATTACGTTACCCTGGCTACCGTGCGGGCCTATCTCAAGCTTGGCAGCACCGAGACTGCTGATGATGCTTTGCTCCAGACTTTCATCGCGTGGGCTAATCAAACGTTGGACGGGATCCGGCGCGGCGATGCGCGCTACGAGACACGCCATTACGATTATCCCATTCGTGAATACGATCCGTTTGGCGTGTACGATACCGAAAGCTGGGTTGCGCAGATGAACGCGGCGGGGATGTTATCCCAGGGGCGCTTGATGCTGGATGATGATCTGCTGGCGTTGGCGGAAGTGGAAAACGGCGACGGCAACACAATCCCGCTGACCGATCTCATTACCGAGCCGCCCAATATCTATCCCAAGCACATCCTGCGCATCAAGCAAAGCTCCAGCTATCGCTGGTTGCCCAGCAGTGACGGCGACCGCGAGCAGGTCGTCGCCGTGACGGGTTGGTGGGGGTATCATCCCCAGTATGGCAGCGCATGGTCAGCGACAGACGCCGTGCAGGATGACCCGCTGGCTATTGCTGCGACCAGTATCAGCGTGGCCGATGCCAGCAACTTCCAGGCGGGGCAGTTGCTCAAACTCGAATCCGAGTTGGTCGAGATCACGGCGATTAACACGACGACCGACGTGTTGACCGTCACGCGCGCGGTCAACGGCACAACTGCCGCGCAGCACGCACAAACCACCACGATATATCGCTATATCCCCTGGGGTAATTACGAACTGGCTGCGATACGCCTGGTCGTGTGGCGTTATCGGCAAAAGGATGCCGATGTGTTCGAGAAAACCACGTCGTTTGAGACCGGCACGACCATCATCCCCGCCGCGATTCCTGCCGACATCCAAACGCTACTGCCGCCCCGGCGGATGGTGAGTTTATGAGCATCGCGGCAACGTGCGCGGGCATCGTCGCGATTGGACGCACGGTCGCCGGGATCGTCAGTGCGGACGATCCGCCGCCAGAGAAGCTGGATAGCGCGCAAATGCCCGCACTCTACGTCTTTACCGGACCGGCAACGTATGATACCAGCACGGCTGGCTTTCATCGCGAGACACGCCAATACCGCGTGCGTGTGGCCGTAGCGCCAAATGGTCAGGCCACACCACCGGTGATCGAGACGCGCGTGCGCACGCTGTTGCCGTTGGTGAGCGCGGCTCTGATCGCCGCGCCGACGCTCAGCCGGCAGGTCTGGCAGGCCACGGTGTTGGGGGATAGTGGCGTGATCCTGTTGCCGGAGTATGGGGCCGTAGGCTTCGAGTTGCGTTTAGAGGTACTAGATGATTGCTAGGAGGCGCAAATGATGATTATTTCCCAGGAAATACCATGTCCCAAGTGCGGTGGGAAGTTGCGTTGGGTGCAGCGCGGCGTGCGCGCAGCCGGCTATTGCGCGTGCAATCCGCCGGGGCCGGTGGTAGAGATCAACATTGATACATACGACGATACTGATAATGACGCGCCTCTCCCCGCTATCATCGGGGCGGAATTGTTTGAGTTGCCGGATATCAGCGTTGAAATCGTTGGCGCGTTGGTTAATCGTGGCTATACCACCCTCGCACAGGTGCAGGCCGCCTCAGATGATGCGTTGCTGGCAATTTCCGGCATCGGCCCGGCACGGCTGGCTAAGATTCGGGGCTACGCCCCTATAGATACTTAACTTCAGGAGGTAGATTGATATGACCGCAGCAAGTCAACAAATTACGTCAGTAAGCTTTAGGGGGGTGCAGCTTTTTTCCCTGGATGCAGATGGCTACCCGCTGGTATCATCCACCACGGAGTACGCCGGTATCCGTATCATTGGCGCAAAGGCGCTGACGCTGAATATGCCGGAATGGCAACGTTTGACCGCGACCGGGGATGATCGTGTTTTGGCGCAGTTTGTGCTGCCGCCCCAGGAAGGCGTCACCGGCGAAGCTCGCGTGGGCGCACTCGATATGATTTCCGAAGCGTTAGCCGCCGGGGTGAATGTAAAAACCATTGGGGCCAGTGGCGAGGCCAAAGCATTAGTTTTTGGTACTGATAAGGTAACGCTGCCCACATTGGGTGTATTGGGGTGGCGGGGGGCCAAAAGCGTGGCCGATGGCGACGAGGGACGCGGGCATTACGAATGGATATTGATGCAAGCGAAACTCTCTCCCGTTGGTGGCGAATGGGGTGAACGCACCACTGAGGAACGCCGGATGCTCGTCACCGCGCAAGTGATTGGCAGGTGGATTTGGGGCGAGGCTCTGGCCGTGTTGGATGAGGGTGTCACCGAAATGCAGGGCGCGATTGGCAGCAGTGAATATATTCCGCGCATCTGTGCCTTCGAAGGGGATGGCGTAGAGGATGAATTCACTTTTGGCCGCGAGGCGGTATCAACTGATAAGATTATCGTCTTCGTCGATGGCGTGGAGGATGTGACGGTGACAAAGGCCGTGGGGGGGCTGACGTTTGTTGCTGCGCCAGCCGATGGGGCCAAAATCGTGGTATGGATGGAAGTTGCCAACTAGAGTTATGGGGCAAACATCGCGGCCAGAGCGCGCAGCGTTGCAGATTGAGTGTCCTGATCCAGGATACCCAGATAATCGCCTAATCTGCCTTTGTCGATAGTGCGCAGTTGGTCCAGGATAATGTAACCGTCGCGGCTATCGACATGGCAAGGAACGCGAAATGGATAGGTGTGGCTTTGGGTGGTCAGAGGGGCGATGATGACGGTCGCCAGTCGCCGGTTTAGTTCATCGGGCGAGACGATGATAGCCGGGCGCGTTTTGCGCAGCTCGTGGCCGCGCGTGGGGTCCAGGTCAACCCAATATATCCCAAAACGCTGTGGTATCACCATTGCCAATCGACCTCCCAGTCGGTGGGTGTTTCTGGGTCAAGCATGGTATCTTCGCCGTGCGCGGATAATTTCGTCGCAGCGGCTTCCCAACCGGCACGGGGATGGCTTACCGGGCGTACGATCAATGCACCGCCCTGGATTTCTAGCGTTACCTCGTCTTTTAAGTCGAGTTGCAACTGTTCTAGAACGATTTTAGGAATGCGTAGGCCGCGCGAGTTACCGATGGCAATTAGGTGTGTCGTGATCTCCGTATCCAGAATCGTGCTCATCGTAGGCTCCTTTTGTTTTGTGCTTACATTGTAATACTGTTTTTGGAGGTGTCAATTGAAGATCACATTAAGCACTGGTATGGTGATTGATGTGCGCCCGGTTCCGCCATTCGCATTAGCAGAAATTGAGCGGCATTATACATTTCCTGTCCTGGAAGGTACGGAATTAGCTCAAGCGCAAGCGGCGCGTGAGCGGATGACTCGCGAGGCGGCCTGGTTGATGGCGCTGCCGGATGTGACCGTGCCGGATGATTGGCAATTCCCACGCGGCTTGCGTTACGCAGGTATTCAGCCGCGCGAAGGGGATGACGGATTGCTCTTGGATTACATTGAATTTGGGGTGCTGATCGCGCCCTCTGATATTCAAGCGGTGCAGGCGGTAATGTATAGCAGCGATCTGACGGAGGAAGAGATCGGCGCGGCCGAGGCTACGTTTCCGGCTATTAGCTGATGGTCAATCGCTGCCACCAATTCCGCCTGATCCTGGAGAGCCGGAGTTGCGCGCCCACACGGCATTTGAGGAGCTCAGTGCGGCGCGCGCCTGGGGTTTGACGCCTAGTGCGTGGTACGCCGAACCGTATTGGTCACGCGCGGCGATGGTCGCGCACATGCGTTTGCGCGCGCGGCTGGATTATTGGCCGGATGAATGGCGGCAGAATCGTGGGCTGCCGGTTCCACAAGTGAGCCGAGGATGAGATGCCTAATCCACCGATAGAAGTTACCCTAAAAGTCAAAACTGACGATGCCAGCATCGCCAAGGCGCAGCGCGCGGCCGCCAGCGTCGGCGAAGCCGCCAAAAAGCGCACTGACGAAGCTACACGTTCGATGGAGCGGCTGACCCAACGTATGCAGCGGATGGGCGAGACTGCAGAGAGGATGCAGGCCATTGGTGCTACATTGGCCGGTATCGGCGCGGCTATCACCGGCCCATTATTAATAGCGGCCAATAGTTATGTCCAGGCTGCCGGGCGCGCTGAAGAACGCTCGCGGCGTTGGCTGGTGGCTCAAGAACGCATCGCGCGCGCCGGACAGGATGTGGGGCGCGTAGTGGTGCAGCAGACGCTTCCTTACCTGGAGAAGGCTGTCGATTTAGCCGAGAAAGCCGCACGTTTTGCCGAAGAACACCCAGAAGCCATTGATGCCGCACTGAAAATTGGCACAGTTATCGCCGGCCTGGGGGCAGCGTTAGTCACCGCCGGACAGATCGCCAAGACCGCATCTAACATTGGCTTGCTCTATACGCAAATTGCTGGCACACGCATCGGCGGCGCAGTCGCAGGAGCGGCCCCAGCGCTGGGAGTGGCCGGAGCTGTGGTGGGCGGCCTGGGGGCCGGATTTGCCGGGCATGAGGCATTAGCAAAGACAGAATTGGGCCAATCTCTGGGAATGCGCGAGGGGACGGCGGGTAAAGCGCTCTCTTTAGTTGCGTATGGTCTGGGTAGTCTGGTGGGGAAGGGCGATGAAGCCTTTCGCGCCGTCGGTGAGTGGACCGGGCAATTGGAAAAGACCACCCAGGCCGCGACGGAGGCTGCGCGCACGACCGGGCCAACCTCACTTCAGGAATTGGTCGGCGAAGAAACGTGGCGTACAGCAGTAGATGCCTATCGGGGATTCCAGCAGGAAAATACAGACGCTGCTCAGCAATACGAGGAACAACGCACGGCCATCGCGGAGCAGTACGGGCAGCGCCGCGCGCAGGCTGAAGCGCGCTATGCTCAGCAGCGTACCGACATCATTGGCGATTTCGCGCGCGAACAAACACGCGCTTTGCGCGATTTCCAGCGCAGCGCCACGCAGGTCGCTGTAGATTTCAATCGCAATCAGGTGCGGGCCGCTGCCGATTTTGCACGCAGCCAGGCGCAGGCCGACGCGGATTACTATGCCGCCCGTGCGTTGCGGGCCAGGGATTTTGGCATTGAGGTGCAGCGCGCGGAAGAAGACCATCAGCGCTCGATGGAACGCCTGCGTGAGGATTACCTGAATCAGGTGAATGACGCGGAGATGGATCGCGATGCGACGGCCATCTATCACGCGCGGCGTAATTACGACCAACAGCGTCAAAATGCTGAAGAAGATTATCAGACCCAAGCCCAGCGCCGCAACGCCGATCACGCCCAGGAGATAGCCGATCAGGAAGCCGCGTATCAGATCCAACGCGCACAACGTCTGGAGGAATTCCATCGCCAGCAAGATGATGCGCAACAGCAATACGAGGAACAGCGCGCGCAACGCAAGGAAGAATTCGAGCAGCAGCGCCAGGACGCGCTGGACGCTCATCAACAACGCCTGGACGATCTGGATGTCGCCCATCAGGATGAACAGTCACAGCTCGATACGCAACAGCAAGACGATTTACAGGACCTCACCACGCAATACGATAACGAAAAGTCCTTGCGTGCCAGCGCCTTCCAGGAGCAGTTGACTGCGCTGGACGCTGCGCTTACCGGCCAACAGGCTCTAGCACAAACAAAATACGCGGCATTAGAGGCCGATTTCCAGGCGTATCTCGATGGGCTACAAGCACGGGTGCGCAGCGCGACCGTAGCAACTTCCACGGCACCGCGTGGTAGTAGCTCCGGGCGCACCTCGACACGCGGTGGCCGCCAGGCCGGGGGTTACGTAGATTATGGAAACTATTTACTTGGTGAGGCCGGGCGCGAATTCGTGCTCAACGCGCCAACAACACGCCAACTGGAAGGGCGTTATGGCGCGCTTTCACAAAGCACCTTTAATCAAATGGGAACCACGCTCAGTATCTCGGCCAATTTTACCGGTATGGGTAATAGCGATCGCGGCTGGTACGAAGCCCGCTTGCAGCAGTTCGGCAATCAGCTCATCGGTGAGTTGGCGCGCGCATTAGGATAGAGAGCATGCCTTATCAAATTGGTACATCACAACCAACACTCGAACCAGTCACCGGTGTGGTCGGTTTCGATCCCCGCGCCACCTATGCGCCTGGTACAGATAGGCCGCGCACCGGGTCAGGGACGCGGCTTTATCGCGGTTATCCCATCGCCACGTGGACATTCAAGGCGATCTCAATTGCGGTATGGGATGATTTGAAAACCACCTATCTAGGGGGCGAACATTCTGGGGAAACCTACATCGAAACACGCGATGATGAAGGCAATTATACCCAATGGCGGGCAGTCATGACGCTGCTTGATAGCGCCGACCTAAATCGCTGGGGCGAGGTCTATCGGGACGTGACGATTGAGTTTTTACTCATTGAGGACGTGACACCAACATGAACCTAAATGCGCGTATTGGGTTATTGATCCCAGAACTCACGCCCCTGTGGACCGGGACGGCGGACGGTGCGCAAAGCAGCGACTTTGTCTTGACCGTGACGACGCTGACCGGCGCGCTGGCCGCCTCGATGGCCGGGCTGGTGCTGGTGCGTGAAGGCGTTGATCAGATCAGGATCAAGACGGCGGGTGGCGTGACCCTGACGCTCGCCGAGAATCACGCCACCTTTGCCGCCGGCGACAGTCTGGCCATCTACGCGCTGCGCCTGCCCTTCCCGCGCTACCAGCGCCTGTACGAGAACGAAGTCTTCAAGGACTGGGACATCCCGTTCCCCGCCGCCTACCAGGCCACGCAGCCCCCCAGCGTTGTCGTCACCCCGGAGGTGCTGTGGACGCGGGTTGGGGAAACGACGATCCTGGATGCCACGGCCACGCTGATGGTGCATCCCCCGGACATCTCCGGCGACAACGACGTGACCATGACGTATGACGCTGCCGGCTGGGCCACCGCCACCGGCTACGGCGGCCCGGTGGGTGACGTGATTGACCCATATTGCTCCCTGACCCCGACCGCGCCCGGCTTCCACTACCTCAAGTGTACCGGCACAGACGACAACGGGGTAGTGACCAACCACTACGTTCCCGCGTGGGTCGGGACTGACTATCTCAACGTCCTTTCGTTCTCGCTGGACTGGTCCCTGGAACGTGGCTGGCGGGGCAGCGGCGAAACCGACACGCAGTTTGATTATGTGAACCACAGCCCCGTGGCCATCGTGGATTTGGACACCCGCGCCGTTTTGCTGTTTGGTTTCCTGCGCCCGCAGACCGTCGCGCGCGCCTTCGGGACGGAGACCTTCAACTTCGAGGTTCTTTCCCCCTTGCAGGACGCCGACCTGCTGGCCGGCTACCCTTTCCTCGTGGAAGACGTGGCCGACCCGGAAAGCGATCCGCCCACCGCCTGGTCGGAACTGGGGGAGATCACCGTCCCCCGCGCGGCCTGGTTCTTGCTCGTGTGGCACACCATGCTGCCGGAATTGGTCAACGTGGACCTGGGCGACGTGGCTGCGCGGCGCATCAAGGGGCAGAAGTTCAGCGCCGGGACCTTACCGAACCTGCTGAAGGAGGTCCTGGGCGCGGCCTACTACGTCCTGCGCACCGCGCGCACCGGGGGCGCGCGCCTGGACCTGCACCCCCTGTATGCCGAAGCCGGGGAGTGGGATGGCTC